ATACCCTCCTGTAAAAGGATTATACCTATGATCCATTGTACTCATACCTGAATAATTTCCAGCATCTTTGTAAAAAGGAGAATCACGAAACTCATCCATAAATTCATACGTTGTGGATTGTGGTATTGTTTGTGAACCACCAACAGCTTCATTAGTTGGTTTACGTGGTACACCCATCAAGAGTTGCTGTATCATATTCATAGGCATTGGATAACTCATTTACTATTCTCCTTTGAACGAGTGAAAGCAGTCGTTCCCATAAAAGTTGCAACGATACCTAAATTTGCCACAACATACGTTGAAAGTAAAGCAGTAACCATCTCAACTCGTGTATCTGGTATTGCTGGTGACATGACCAACACTATTAAAATGATTGATGATACAGATGATACCCAGCAAAGCATACGTTGTTGATCTTGCATCTTATCAGAATTTTCAAGACGTATCATATGTTCAGTCCTAGACAATTCTTCATCACTTACAACACCATCACCATCTAAATCAAACTGTTCGTACTTACTGCCTTTTTGTAATTTCTTGCTCATTTAAAACTGTCCTTTATGCTTTTTATTACGTTTTTAAGCGTAAATGGTTTCTCATTAGGTCGATATTTACACCTTATCTCTCTTGGACATTCACCTGCACCAATCGGTACAAATTCATTCCATTGTGTGTAATTTGCTCCAACATAAACACAAACTCTTGTTTTATTTTCTAACAGTTGTTTTGCTAAACGGCAAGTTGTAGTTTCTTTATCTCTTGCAAATACTACAATTGCTAAAATAGAAAAAACACATAAAAACAAAAGAAAGTAATATATTAAATTATACAACATAATCATCACGCAACGCTCTTTGTAATAATCCAAAGCATCCAACCAAGAGCAGAAAAACCTATTAAACCTGCAATTCCCATAATAGTATAATCACGTATCATACGTTGTTGTTCTTGTTTAGCATATACAGCTTCTTGTCGTGCTTTCCTTATACGACCCTCTTCTTTCAACAAGTTCTCCCAACCAGATAAACCATAATGTCCTACAATCCAGTTTTTTAATTCTTCTCTTTGTTTTTGAACTTTTAATTTTGCACTATATGATTTCATAGCAACTTCTTCTACAGAACCATTGAATAGTTTATCAAATGTAGAAGGACTACTTGATTGTTTGTTTATATTATCAATGTCAGAAACAGCACCCATCCATTTTCCCAAAGTTTCCGACATTTCTTCTATATCCTTGCCGTGTTGGATAAGTTTTTTAACCTGTGAGTATGCTGTGCTTGCGGCACTAACAGCCGCTCCTAATGTGATGGGATCAATCATTTAAAAATACTTTGTTTGTTTTACCTTACTTACTATTCCCCCTTTGTTAAAACGAAAACCCTTTTGTCCAGTAAAAGGTTCTACGACATAATCTTTTTTATTTTTTCTATTATATTTTGCATTTTCAGACAATCTACGCATAGCTGCTCTTTGTTTTGGAGTCATGCCTTCAAAAAATTTGATCGACTCTTCTATAGTCGGAAATCCTTTTCTGCGATCTGCCATTTAGAATGTGCCTTTATAACTCTTTCCTGTCATCTGTGATGATGTACCACCTTTAACAAGACCACCCTTTTTCATAAAGCCCATCTTATTGCGAACTTGAGTTGGAAGTTTTTTTAAACCTTTATTATCTTTAGGAACTGACTTTAGATTTTTTCCCATTTGACTCTCCTTTTTTCTTTTTCTTTACCTTTGGTTTTGTAACTTTAGGTGTAGCTTTTACCTCACCACTGTCAATTACTTTCTCTACCTCTGGTTCTTTTACTTCTTTAAATACTGGTTCAGGATTATTAGCTTTCTCTTTAGCCTTTCTTCTCTCAACCTTTTTTTCTTTTTCTACTTGATATATTTTTTCTCTAATTGAACTAACCACTTTGATTTCTCCTATTGATGTTAGCACTCGCAATATCTCTTTGAGCTTGGATTCTATCCTCTGCAATACGTGTTTTATCATTTAACGCCTCTTCTGAAATGTCAATTCTTTGTTGATCTACAAGTCTTTGATTTCTTTCTTTTTCTTTATCAAGTTCTTGTTTCTTCTCAAACTCTTCAGCTTTTCTTTCTATATCTTGTCCTCTAAGAGCAAGTTCTTGTTTTCTAATTGTAACTAATGGGTCTTCAGATGATGCAGGTGAAACAGTTTGTGCATACTTCTCTGTTAATTCACCAATAATCTCAGCTGCTCTGTTTTGAACATCATTTTGCATCTGTTGTTGCATCTGAGGATTTTGTTGCATCATCATTTGTTGTTCTGGTGGTATGTTAGCCATAATCTCTTGTTGTGCCATAGCTTCTGCCATCATACCAATATGTTCCTGTATATGACCCTGTAATGTCATAGCAATACTTGCATTGATTTGAGCTGCACTTGTTGAAAAAATAGCTAAATGTGCTTCAATATGTGCTGAATGATTTTGTTGTGGAAACGCTTGTAATCGACCACCTCTCATTGCTTCTTGATTCTCTTTTGCAGGATTAACAGGCATAGGCTGTGGAGGAGGTGGCAACATCTGGTCAATGTTCGACACACCTAGTGCTTCATACATCTTACGATATGCTTGATATAACCCTTGAGGTCCACCATGCACCTCTGGATTACTCTGAACTAACTGTAACTGTGTTTGTGCCAATGCAATCCTCTGTGACATAGAAAAAATGTTCGGGTCACTAACAGGCATAACATCTATACGACCATCAAAATCTGTTTGTTTAATTGTTGGTGGAGCACCAGAAATCATGTAAGGATATGGTGCTGGATTCATAGCAAATACTTTTGCTAACAACTTAAACTCTTGTTTTTGTGCATAATGCAGACGTTTATGGATTGCACTCATAACCTTTGTACCACGTTCCATAACAGCCATTGTTGTACCAACAGGAGTTTGTCCTGACATCTCGCCTATCTTTTGATCAGCAGCAGAAGCAAAACGTCTACCAGAGTCTATCAATGTACCCAAGAGGTTATATAAAGTGCCTGACGGCTCTTTAAACGGCAATGGCATCAATGATTGTCTTATATCTCCACCTGCACTATCAATATCTCTAAATTCGCCTGGTGCTAAAGGTGTATCTTCATCTCTTATTCTTGCACCTCTAGCTTTGAATCCAGCAGGTAAATTACTCAATGTTCCTGCATCAATTAACTGTCTTAACAAAGATGTTGATGCTTTAGAAAGACCACCCATCATATGTGTCAAACCAAATCCATAGAAACCTAGACCTGGCAAGAACTTATAATGAACAAAATACTGTTTCTTCATCATCAACGGATCATTTTGGTCATAATTCCTACGGACAGCCAAAATTTCTCCTGTTTTTTCTAATATAGAAACAATGTATGGCAGTTTTAAACCACTTGGTTCACCCTGCTCATTCATGTCTTCAAAACCTTCTATGTCAAGGTTTGTATGTATTTCATAAATAACAATCTCTTCTTGCTCATTAGAATTGTATATACCATCAGCTTTATCTATCTCTTCCTGTATATCAGAATATTCACTAGATCCTGTTCCATAAGAAGGTAAATCTGTTTCTTTGTAAAAACCTGATAATTGCATTTTTAAAACATCATTTTTACTCATTTTAACAACATGAGTAATACGTGATGCAGTCAGTAAATCTGTTGCAGAATAGGGAACAACTATATCTTCAGCGTGAACAAATTTACTGACAGCTCTTTGAAGTAAAGGATCAAAATAAATCTTTTTAAATGTTGAACCTACTATTGGTAAATAAAATAACATCTGGTCAAGTTCTGGATCAAACTCTTCCATAACATGTGTTATTTCATAATTCATATAATTTTTAACACGTTCTGCTTGTGCAACAACAGCAGGATTTTCATCTCCTACAATATTAACCCTTACAGGACCTCCTGATGGTAGTAATTCTCTGTAAGCCTGTGCTTGAAACTGTGTAATACTCTCAGACAACAATGGATGTACAATACCAGACGCACCTTCAAAAGGCTCACTTCTATCCTCATACTTGATACCAAGTAACTCAATACCAGACTTATATGTTTTCTCCCACTCTTCACGAGAGGTCATGTCATCTTTAACAGAAGATGTTAAATCAGTAGATATTTTACCAAGTTCATCTTCTTCTATAAAATCTGCAAGATTAGCATCAAAAGGTATTTGTTCTTTTGGCATCATTTCTTCTTGTGGCAACTCTCCAATCAATGCACTACCATCTTCCATCTGTGCAATGCCAGGCTGTTGTGGTAATTCTACAATATCGACAGGTGTGTCAGTAACCTCTGGTGCGAGGTCTATCGGTCCACCTGGTCCGAGTGGTTCTGCCATTAGTAATACTCCCTTTTCTCTCGGTAATATTCATCGTCTTCATAATCATTTGGAGTCATGATAAACCCTCCTTGACGAAAACGCAAGATAGCTTGTGTCATACTATCAGCTAAATCGTCATGTTCTCCATTTGGAAACGCCGCACATTCTTCTACAACCTCATCTGCAAAACGCTTCTCAGGTCGCCAAACCATACCACTTTCAAAGACAGGAGCACAAGCGTTCATACGTGTAAACTTGTCTGCACCTCTACTTGGTGTAAAAGGTGTCACGGGAATACCCATACGTCTTAGCTCATGTGTCAATGGCGTACCTGTTGCTTTTTGTTCTATTAGAATCATATCAGGATCGTACTCTTTATACAATCTATAAGCATTATCTTTTAATTCTGGGAAATCCCAACGTCCTCTTTCTGCATCAAGAAGTATAATCGCTTCTCCTTCTCCATCAACAGGTTCAAAGATTCCCCAAGTCGTAATTGCAGAAAAGTCAGCCCTTTCTGATTTACTATATGCAGTATCATAGGATTGTATGATATAACTAACTTGTGGTGGATCATCATTCTCCCAGATGTTCCACCACTCCCTTTTGATAATTGCACCTTCTTCAGCAGTAGGATTCTGCAAATACTGTGCGTTCCATTTAGCTACAGGAATTGATGATTTAACTGCTTCTAACTCTTCTCTCTTCCAGTATTCGGGCCAAAGTACATTGTCTGTATCGGGAAATATGGCAGGAAACTCTACAACTTCCCAATTGTCTGCTCCACCTTC